CAACATCTAAAATATTTGATGGCGAAGTTGTGTTAATTCCTAATCCATTTGCATTTATTGTTACTTTATCACTACCACCTACCTTGAAATCAATTTGGTCATCTGTATCAGATGTGATAGAAGAATCTGCATCTGCATCAAGAATTAACTCTTTACCATTTAAATCAATGCCATTGTTAGGTAACAGTAATCCACCCTCACTACCATCAATCGTAAGAAATGTTGTATCAGCACTACCATCTGTTCCTTTAAATATAATATCACTATCATTTGCTTGTGCATCTATTGTAATATTACCACTTGTAGTTGTAAGATTTACGGCTGCATCACCTGCAGTTAAATCATCGGCTGCCAAACCACTAATAGTAGCTGCACCAAATACTAAATCATTGCCATCTGATTTTAAAAACTCTCCATTACTACCTAATGCTAATGCAGTTGGATTACCACTTGCATCACCCACAATAATCTTACCTCTTGCAAGTCCTGCCATTTTAGCAAGTGTAACTTGGTCATCAGCAATATGAGCAGTATCTATACTTCCATCAACATAGTGTTCACTATCAATAGAATCGTCAGCAATTTTTGCATTTGTTACTGAATCGCTTGCTAACATTGAACTTGCTATACTACCACTACCAATAACAAAATCTAATGTATTATCTGAATCTTCATAAGTAACACTAATACCAGTTTCAGTATTACTACTAACCATAGCACCTACAGTATCGCTAATAGTTTCTGCTAATGTTGTACCATTTATTGTAATTGCATCAGCTTCTAATGTGCCATGAAAAAAACCATCTTTAAACTGCAATGAAGATGAACCTAAATCAATATCAGCATCTGTTACTGGTGTTAATGCACCATCAACTAACTTAATTTGGTCAGCACCACTCGCGCGAAAGATGATTGTATTATCTGTAGCAAAGTCTATATCATTGTCTGAATCTCTACCAATAACTAAACTTGTATTTAATAAACTTGATATTGTTGTTTGTGATGAGCCTAAAACAAAATCCAAAGTATTGTCTGAATCTTCATATGATACAGATATTCCTGTTTCTGTATTACTTGAAACCATTGCACCAACTGTATCAGATATTGTTTCAGCAAGTGTAACACCACCTATAGTAATTGCATCTGCTTCAAGCGTACCATCTATATCTGCATCACCACTGATATCTAATGAACCTGCATCTAGTTCACCAGATAAAGTTATATTACGAAATGTACCTATATCTTTATTAGCATCTACTAAAACATATTTACTAGCTGCAACTGTACCAGCAGTAACGCTATCTAATGCTGTTGCGTTTGTTGCAGTTAAGTAATCTCTTGCTTCTGGTACACCTGTTGAAGAATTAAATGCTAAAACTTTATCTAATCTATCTGCCTTAACAGGGATATTTGTTGATATGGAAGTATCATCAAATTCAGATAAAGTAAGCGCGCGCTGTGCTGAAAACTTTTTATCTGCGTTCATAAAAATTAACGCATCTAATTCTGTATTTAACTTTGATATACTAAACGCACCTGCACTAGGGAAATCTGTTGTTCTTGAATGTACTGTATCTCTTGTAATGACTACAGTTGAGCCACCTGTTGCACCTGTTACACCACCAGATATTGATATTACACCAGTAGAACCACTACCACCAGATACTAAACTAATAGTGTTATCTGCTTTTTGTGTACCATCTACAAATACATTTAAGTCAGCAGCGTTATTAAACTTAAACGATACAGTAAAGTTTGTTTGACTAGCACCTTCTGATACAGAGATGCTAGTTGTGGGAGAATCACTTGATAAATCTATTGTCATATTTTCTCCTTATCATAGTTAAATAGTTGATACCACGCACAATTTAAAATCTTGCCCTTACAAATGCGTTTACGTCATCTTTCCAAATAGGAATACCTACAAGTGGAAGTTGACGCTTAAGTTCCTGCGCGCCTTGTGTTGTCTTGCCATCTATTAAATCTGTAATACCACGCACAGTACCTTGTACTAAACTAGCTGATGCGCCAAAAGGGGCTATTAATGCATCTCCTAAGCGTTCATCTTTATTTTTACTTACATATCTTGGAGGAATTATCATATCTCTTGCATCAGCTATACCTAAATTTGCTATTGTTTCTAAACCCATATAACCTAAATCACCATAAATACCTAATAATCCAGAATGGTCAACTACTCTTGCCATAGTTTCTATTGGGTCTTTATCTTCAAAGAACCAATCTCCATATTTTAACCATAATGATACATATGATAATGATAATAAAGATATTGCACCTTGTATTTTATGCGCACGCATTGGGTCTTTCATTGCTTTTAATATTTTATTGTTTGCACCAAAGGCAAAGTTCATAAACAAAAATGGTGCTGTCATATAACCACTATCTATACGAACATAATCAATATTACCTACAGAAGCACGTCTATCTATTTTAAGTTGTGTTGGGTATTTTTTTCTTATACTTCTAAACAATGGATTGTCTTTTATATATAATACACCATCAACAATTCTTGGTTTATCAAATGCTTGACCCCATACAATAGTATTAGAATTATGTTGCGCTACTGCATTTCTAAATCTTCTTACATATTCTCTTGCTTGTGGTGTATTTACACTCCACTCAAGAGTATTTGCAAATTCCATTTTTGATTGTAAATGTGTTTCTGTTGGTGCTTTAGATACAAATTTAGCAAATTGTTCATCAAATCCATAACGCATAAGAAACTCTTTATCAAAGTCTGTGGCAGTACCATTAGACCATTTACGAGATAGTTTAATAAACTTATTGCTTACTAACATTCCATTTAAAAATTTACCCCCATATGTTATTGGGCCTAGTCCATTTAATGTATAAAAAACTTTATTACCTTTTTCGATAACCTTTTCTACAAATGTAGGTTCTAGTCTATTTAACTTATCTTCAAGCACAAATCTTCTTGTAGCAGATAAAGACCAATCCCAGATTTCATTCATAGCATTCATTTCTTTTCTAAATGCTTTATTAAAAGTCATATCACTAAATGCATTAATGCCAGCTTTTAATGTGTCTTGCGCACCATGCGCAAAAATAACACTACCAGTATCAGATATAGCAGCCACACCTGCTTGCCCTAAATAAGCCCAACCAGTCCAAGCACTTAACGCTTTTATTGCCTGATTACTTAAAGATGTTGGGTCGCGTCTTAAATTTCCTACTGCCCTGTCAAACTCACCAACCCAATCTACTACAACCTTTGCAATATATTCATCACTTTTACCCTCAGCTTTTAGTATACTTTTAATTTCATCTATTATTTCTGATGGTGTTCTGCCATTATAATTTTCTGCAAACGCAATACGTGTACCCATTTTTTCTAAATAATTATAAATAACATCTTTGCCTTTGTGTATAAATTTAGACGCTTGCCATTCTGCAAGGTTAGTTTTTCTATGTCTTAAATGTTTGTCTGCAAATTTATCCATAAGTTTTAAATCAAAAAATTCTTCAAACTCTGAGCCTTCTTCATTCATTATTCTTGCAACAGTTCTTTCTGCATCTTCACGCGCGCTTACGCCCACAGGTTTTGCATTAGGCATTAATATCTTACGTTCTTTTTCATAATGTCTGGTAAGGAGTTCTGTAAATTCTTCTCTTGCTGTATCATCAGATAATATTCTTTTGTCGTAATACATTGGAAAAGTAAATTTTCTATTCGTAGGCTTTACTACATTTCTTTTTAATGCTTTTAATGCATTTGCTTTTACGTCTAATTGCACTTTCATATCTATTAATTTTGGAGGTGATTGTTCTACTTTACTAGATTCTTTTAATAATTTTATTTCATCTTCTAATCTTGCTATTTCAAGTTTCATAGACTCTTTGCCTTTAAATGCACCACTTGCATGAGCATCATCATCTATTTCACGAAAGAATGTTTTTAAATAATCAATACTTTCACGTTCTGCTTTTGTTAAAGATTGTTTTGTTTTTCTTTTTAAAGTTGCTGGTGCATCTTTTGATGCAACAATAATATATTTATCAACCATTGTCTCAAACCATGTATCAAAATCAAGTTGCTTATTTCTATCTTGCAATGCAATTTCTTGTATATCATTAATTACTTGATTTGATTTACCTCTAAATGAGGCTAACTTTATGTTTAAAGATTGAAAACCATCAAAGTTTCTGTTTCCTGTAATTGCTACAGAACCATTGTATAGCAATCGACCAAAAAAACCTTTTATTGTATTGTTCAATCCTTCTTCTGACATACGTTTTGCAGCTGGACTTTGAATAATAGAACTATCTATTGTATAATTTATTGATTCATAATCCTTTTGTTTCATGTTTTGTTTGCCTAATGGAGCTTTACCATCATCTAGTTTGCCATGCGTAATTTTATAACCATTGCGTAATTTATTTAACTTATTTTCTGTTGATTGTAAGCGCTTAAGACTACCACCCATTGCATGACCTAATGCTGCAAACGCGCCACCTAATATTACAGGTGCAGATAAATTACCTACAATTTCTTGTGTTGTATCTCCTACCTCAAATGGCGCGCGCCTTAATTCAGAAACTGCACCAAAACCTGCTCCTACTTGCGCACCTTTTTTTATTTTTTGAAGCATACCTAAACCTTTGGCTGGCGCTAATACTGCATTTAGGCCTGGAAAAAACATTAGCATCATAGCAGGGTCAAAGAATCCTGCAGCTATCATTGAAGTTATTGGTGCATTACTTGCATCTTGTCGTCTTTTATTAGAATATTGAAGTCTGTTTTCAATATATCTTAAATGCTCTAGATTTTTCGCGCGCGCTAAATCTTTATAATATGGCAAAAATTCCTCTTTTACATGGTCTGCGGCATTAAATTGACTGTCAAACTTTACTTTGCCAAATCTATGCGCTTCTTGAAAGTGCTCAATAAGTGGCATATTGAAGTAAGCTACATTCGCTTTAAAACCATCATACCAACTTACAGGCTCATTAATATCTTTGCCATCAAATTCTTCGTCTATTACTATATCTTGTCTATACATTATCTTTTTATTTTGATTCTTTTAATAATTTATCTCGTTCTTCTTTATTTTGATACCCTAGTCCTGTAGCCCTATTTTCAGGAGCTAAATTAGCAGTTGCCTTAGTTACTGATAATGATTCTCTTGCCGTTCTAAGCCTTTGTCTATTTCTTTCTTCAATAATTTTAGCCTTTTGTTTTCTATCTCTTAATATTTGCAAACCACCAATTTTTGTTGGTTTTAAGTTTTTATCTAATATTGCTAATCCATTTTCATTAACAACAACGTAAGATGGTAGATTAGGATTACTTGTATAATCTGGAACAAGACTAGCATTTTTTCCTATTACATATTCTTTATCAAGATGACCTTTATTTAAAAGAGATTTTAATAATAAATCACCATTCATTTTCATTCCTGCAATTTCTTCTTGTGTATAAAATAAATTTGGAGAAAATCTATATCGTGTATTTTTATCAAACATAAGCTCATGTCGTGAATAAAATGCTTCATCTGTTGCTTTAATTATATTTTCAACAACTTTTGAATCATTATATATAAATAATAATTCTGGGATTCTACTCATTAAATTTACAAAGTCTACTCTTTCTGTATCTATATCTTGCGATAAACTATCAATAAAATCTTGCACATTTTTAAAATCTCTTTTATCTAACACACCTTTTATAACACTTTTTCTATCTGCATCAGTTGTATTATAATACTTATTTAAATCTGCTAAATAAGTTTCAGCACCTTTAACAGAAATACCATCAATATTAAATTTTAATGCATTATAAAAATCTAATACTTCAGGTTCAAAACCTCTGCTAACAGTAATATTTTTTCCTTGAAATATTCTTGTAGTCATGCTTTCAACTATATCTTGTGCAGTATTTAAATCTATTTTACCACTTACGGCTAATGCTGTTATGTTTTCTCTAGAAAAAGCATCAGTAATAACTGATGGTAATTTCCCCATGTTCATATCTATATACTGTTTAAAAACTGGGTCTTGGTTATATAAATTTGGAAATATCTGCGCCATTTGTGTAGATGACTCAATACCAATAGTTTTTAAATATGTTGTCATATCATTTGGTGCTACTGCCATATTTTTTTCAATTTGATTTCTAAGAGCATTAACTACAAATAGGTTTTTGTTTGCATTAAAAGATTCAGTTATAGTTCCCTCATATGTTCTTATATCAGCTGCAACTTTTTCTCTTACTTGTTGAGAAAATCTACCTCCTAGTCTACTTCCTAAAATTCCTCTTGTGTTTTCAAATAATTTTACAAATCCTCCAGATTCCTTTAAAAATGCTTCTGTTTGTGGTGATAAAGTATGCGCTGATGATTGTACCTTTAGAGCAATATCATTTATAATTTTTTTTGCTTCATTGCCTACATTTGGAATTAATGTTGGATTAGTTTGTGCTTTCGCTGTTACATATTGATTAACTTTGTTTAACTCAACACTTACAACTCCACCTAATGTAATTTGATTTAATTTTTGTACTAAAGCAGGAAATTCCTCTTTAGACATTTTATCACCATATAAATTTTTATGGTCTATAATACTTTGTAAAAGATTATCATAAGTTATACCATCTTGGTCATAAGGATTAATTCCTTGTGCTAACATAGAATTAAAATCGTCAAACGATTTCAGTAATGAAGCATAACTATTTTTATACGCAATATCTCTATCTCTTTTTAATTTATCTGAAAATATAGCAGCCGTATGTTCTTTACCTAACATAGTTCCTAAAGTATCTATGTAAGGTTTATATCTAGGATTTAATTGACTAACTTTGTTATAATATGATGAAAAGGCTGTACTAAATCCTTCTGGATTAAATTTGTTTTCTGCATGATATTGTTTTGCTTGTGATGCTAAATCTAATTTAAATGCATTTTCATACTTATTATCAATAATAGGTTGAGCTGCTCTTGTTGCAACAAGTGATAAATCTTGTGGTAGTTTTGTTGATTTTATTTGGCCATTTTCATCTCTTACAATTAAATCTCTAGCTAACTCTCTACCTTTTTGTGATTCTTCTGTTACTGCAATACGAAACATTTGAGTCATTAAATTAGCGCCAGCGTTTTGTAAAGCGTCTGCTGTTGGGTCTTGCGCAGGTCTTACAATACCTATAGGAGATAATGTGTTTCTTCTTAACTCAAATTTTTTAATTTGCACCATTTATTTATCCTTAAGCAAATGTTTCTGGGTCATCAAAAGCATTAATATCAGTACCACTACTACTATCTACTTCGGTAGGAGGTGTTAATTGTTTATATTGATACATAGCTGTAGGTATCATCATTGCTGTATTTAAATATGCAGCTTGTGTTGCAGATTGCGCTTGCAATGCTTGCTGTTGTGTAGATAAACCCATACGACCTACAGAAAATAATGTTTGCGCGCGCAATGATTGTATTTCATTTGCAGTTTTTGTTTCAGCATCTTTTAAAAATGCGTTCATACTTCTATCTGTTCCAACTTTGTTTACTGCATTTGCAAACTTTAATGTTCCCTCATACGCGCGCAAAGATGACATCATAGTATTATGATTTTGTTCTGCTTGAATCATTGCCATTTCAGCATTTTGTTTATTTTGTTTTGCTACTAAATTAAGTTGTCTTTGTTCTGATTTTGCCCTAGACATAGCGCCTAAAGCTGATAAACCTAATGATGCAAATATATATATTGGGTCTGGCATATTAAAACGCTACCTCCACTACCATTCCGTTTAACTGCAACTTAAATGGCGCAGTTTGTGATATTGTAACTCTTGGGTCACGACTAAATCCTAATACAAAAAATTCTTTTTTACCAGTTACTGCTGTGCGCGCGTCTATAAAACTACTTGTAATATTATCATTTACTTGTCGTAATATCATATCTGTATCATTTACAGATAGACTTAATGTTTCATTTAAATCAACAATTACCTTTGTTATTTTTCTTGGTTCACCTGTTAAAGGCCCACCCATAACCTGTGCATCTATTGGTAATGTCTTTATAATAACTTTAAAAAATATTCCTATCTTTGCAGATGTTAATGCTTTTATATCTTTAATACTATAAAAACTAGAATTACTAGTTATCTCTCCAAAATAATCATTATTATTATGGTCTACGATTGCTAAATCTCCACCTAAAAATGGTGTACTTTTATTCCAAAAACTTGAATAACTATATGTAGGGCCTCCATTTCCAAACTGCCCTGCTACATCACCAGCTAACCCAGAGTTATCTGTTAATGATTCACAATCCATTAATGCATCTTTATCAAAGCGTTCTATATAAAATCTTGTGTAAGAATTAGCACCAGTATTTCTTTGTGTTAGTGCAAACAGATTATTACCTACTGCTGTTACAGATATAAACTTATCTGTTGAACGACCAGAACCTTGATTCGTTACCCACCTTGTCCACCCAGAACGTTTTTCTCCACGCAATGAATAGTATACGCCTATCTCACCATTATCCATTACAAAGAACGCATACCCTGTAGACCTATCTAATCCACCTGTGATTACTGCAATATCAACAGGATTACTTATTAAATGCTCTGATAATAAAGATACTAATGAACCTGTATAAGCATTTTCATTATCTGTAAACACAAACTCGCGCACGCCAGTACCTGTGCCTTGAACAAATAATGTTGGGCCTTCTAATGGTACTGGTTTAACAAACCCTGTGCCAAAAGGTGTTTGCTGTACTATTTTTACATTTGTTGGTTTTAATGGTTGGTTATCAAATGTTGGTATAATAAACTCGCCTTGTGATGCAAACACTTGTAAATCTCTATTTGATACAAGATGTCTTATCTCATTTGTTACTCCAGTATTAGCATCTATTTCAATGCTATCATTATCTGCGCCTGTACCTAAATCAAAATTAAAATACTCTCCACTCTTTGAACCCCAAAGTGCATCTGGTTGTGATGGTGTTCCTGCAAACCAAAGCCTATCTTCATGGAAACAAATTGCTTGTGGGAATCCTCTTAAGTCACTAAATGACTGTTCATACCACTCTGTAGTTGCAGCACCTGATGTTATTATCGGTGTACCTCCTCCTATTGCTGTAGAAGTTGCTGTACCACCTGCTGTTATTTCATATGTGTTTTCATCTATGATTGCACTTATGGTTCTTGCACCATTTATGTTTGAAGATGAAATACCACCTAAACCACCTGCTTTACTAAATGTTACTGAACCTCCACTTGCATAACCATGTGCAACTTGTGTTACTTGCACTTTATCAGAATCCAATGTTGTTTTTAATGAATCAATAGCTAACTGAAACTCTAATGCTGATTTTAATGTTGCTGTTGCTGAGGTAGCGCTACCTACAGCTGTAATGTATGCTTCTGTTTCACCAATTAATAATCTTGTTCCAACATGGCCTGAAACAAAATAATCTGCACTTGCTGTAAGTGTTGCTGTGCCTGCAGCTGTTGCATTTGATGCTATTGTTACACCTGCATCTTGAAAATTATAATATGGTTGAAATCTTTTTGAACCATCTATGTTTGTATCAAATGTATATTCTTCTGTTATAAATCCAGTTAACGATGTACGCTTTATTATAAAAGGGAAAAAATCTCTATGTGTTATAAACATAAAATCCCCTCTTTGCGCTACAGAAAATTGAAATAGATTTGATTGTCTTATTGGAACAGTAAGACTTCCTGTTGCACTACTGTATGATACTGCTTCATAGAATGAACTATATGCTGTACTACCACCATATAAACCTAAAAGATTCCCATCACTATCTACTAAATCATTTGTTGTATTATCAACGCGTAATGCATGAATCGTACAAGCAGATGTTGTAGCTAAAAATGCAATTAAATATTTTTCATCATCAGAAAATATAAATGATTCAATTCTTATTTTAGTTGTATCTGGTTGATTACTTCCTTGCGACCATTGATATTGAAACTTAGTACCAGGCCGTCTAACTAATCCACCCTCCTCTCTTATTAAACAATTTGTTACAGTTTCAGCAGACTGATTATATATCTGTGCATCTGTTCTTGAAGTGATTGATGGACTGACTTCACCAAACGTAAAGTTATTTAATGGTACTCTTATTCGTGCCATTAATAACTCCGTCTAGTTGTAATAAACCTTGATGTTGCTAGTTTCTTTGTTGTTTGCTGTTGACTATCTAATGTCTTTGCTTGTTGCATTAATTGCTGTGCTTTCTTTTCCATTAATGCTGATAAGTTTTCATCGCGCGCAATCGCTACTGCAAATTGTGAAGCTAGTGCATACTCTAGTGCTAATATAAAATAACTTGGAAAGTCACTTTCATCTGCTCTAAAAGTATAATCAGCAACAACAGAATCTGATGAAGATGCATTACTAAATAACTTATCTCCATAAATATTATATTCTATTAGTAAGTCTGATACTGTAACTGCATGAAGCATTAACATATTTGATGGCAGTTGATGCGCTCTATCAAACCTTGCTGTTGGTGCATCTGCTAATAAATCTAATGCTAATTGTGTTGTAGCAAATCTCCATCGTGTTACACACAAAGAAGTACGACACGTATCTTCGTACATATTACTAGCAACAAGTGCTTCTGTACTATTATCTGTAAATGATGTGATTGTGTTAGCACCAATCAATACCATTGCTCTTGATGCAATATCTATAGATGTGTTTGCTACTGTTGATGTCATATATATATTGGGGGAGATTGCTCTCCCCCACCTTGATTAGTCAGAGTCAGTTTGTGAAATAGTTGTTCCATCTGTAATATCTACAGTTGTTCCATTATTTGCATTTACCTGTACTATGCTTAATGTTGGTGTATTTGAGTCATAAACAAATATAACATCACCTACATTTAACATATTTACAGCTTCACCAGTAAAGTAACCAGCGCTATTGATTGTTGCAATAGCATCTGTTGTACTATAAAACCAGATTGCATTACCTCCACCCATTGACATTTGAGTTAATCCACTAGAAGCATAAGCCATTTTTAATCCTCCTTATGAATTGTTATCTAAGACTTCATAGATACCATTGTTATCAATAACAACAGCACCCATTGACATCATAGAGGTTGCTAAATGAGATGCTTTTTGAGGTACATAATTAACCTCAGTTTGAACATCTGAGTTGACTCCAAGACCTACAGCACTTGTATGATAGGCCATATTCTTACCTGCTGTGATTGCAGAAGTAGAAAAGATTTTAAATCCTAAAAATTCTTTCATACTCATACCACCTGCATAAGGTAGATTTTGTTCTCCAACAAAGTCTGATGATGCAAATTCTGTAATCAAGAATAAGTCAGCATATCCCTTTGGGTGCATTGCTAAATAACGCTGTCCATCTTCTGGAACATTTGCTGTACCCATTGTTTCATACAGACTAAGCAAATCTGCCTTTTCTAATGCAGAACTTGTATCATGTATTTGTGTTGAGTTAGCACCAGAATCCATTGCTGTATATAGAATTTCATCTGTTTTTCTACCTAGTGCAGCTGCGCTACTTTGTGCTACTGCTTGTCTTTCGTCAATATTGATTTTTAATTCATCAAGCTTGTCGATATATTCAGCTGCATAAAAGTCACTCATAGTTGCTTCTACTGTGGTGTGTACTAATTCCATACCTGTAATATCGCCTGCCCTTGATTTAGTTGAAGCAGAACCTGTGCCGATTTTCTGAAAGCGAACAATGTTTCCTTGCACGCTACCTACTGTACGTACTGTGTTCCTTAATTTAGAACCCATACGCTGATATGCTAGGTGAACTTCGGACTCGAACTGCTTTATAAAGGCTTGGTCTATTGTACTTGCCATTATAATCTCCATTAAAGTTAATAAAACAATTCTTTCAGTTATCGACTATCTGCTTCTTCCAGTTATCCTGTTAAGGGCTGTCTGCATAAATCGGCTGTTATATTATTCCATTACAAGTTTTATGTTTTTATTACAACGCACAAAACGATAACATTCATATCCATTGTGTAAGATTTTATCTGTAAATTTAAACCTACACCACTTTAACCAACGTATTGTTACATCATGGTCTACTGGTACAATGTTTTCAAGGACATCATATTTATTTAAAAAATATTCTAAAAAGTATTTTGAATATCTTAAAAATACACGATTCTTTTCATTAATAACATCTGTTCCCAATAACCATATAGACGCTATATGAAAACCATCAGGCACAACACCAAACATACACATAGGTTTATTATCTACTAACGCTGTGAATGTTTGTGAAATTGGACATGGTATAACAGAGTGTAATGCTGTAAAAGCAGTTGTTTTGTGAATTTTCAATTCTCTATTATCACACGCGCGCAAGTTATGTTGCAAATAAGAAGCGTGTCTATGCTTTGCTTTCTCTAGGGTTGTGCGTTCATCTATACGAAAATTACCTAAATCTTTATCTGGTAATTCTTTGTGAAGCGTTAACCAGTTTGTGAATTGAGCATTTGCCAACCTTGTTGTACCTCATCTACTACTGCTTGTTGTCTACGTGCAGGGTCATAATATTCTGGTTTCATCATTAACTGTTCTAAATATTCTCTTGATATTTTAGATGCAGGTGCAGAGTTTGTTGCCATTTGTGTTTGTTTATTATTATTCATAATATATTCTAATGTTTTAATACCATTTGCACTTGTTGATAATTCTAAAATACTTTCTTGTAATTCACTTGGAAAGTAATTTTTAGACCATAACTCAACTGCTTCAATACGCGCATTTGCATTTTCACCCATTGCTTTCATTTCATTTTGTTTGATTTCTTCTGTCTGAGTTGCAATACTATCTATATAAACTTTAATGCCATCTTCAAACTCTTGTTGCGAATAACCATTCTCATAAGCTGTATTTTTCCACCAGTTAAATAAAGCATTATCAGTTACAAGGTTAGGGTCTAAAGTTTCTGGTACAGTATAATCACCTGCTGTTGCAGGTCGATTTTTATTTATTTCGTCTGTAAGTTCTTGCTCGATTTCTTTTACAAGTTCATCTTTACCTTTACCTAACTTACTTTGTAATTCATTGTAAGCATTTTGCAAATCTTCACCTGTCTTAAACTTTTCATTTAACCATGTTGGTCTATCGGTAGATACAACTTGTTCAGTAGTTTGTTGTACAGGTTGTTCTACTGGTTGTGTTGTTTGTTCTGTAGATTGTACTTGTTCTTCACTCATTTTTTAACTTAGCTCCTTTAATAAATCTTCTTTCAATAATTCCAACTAAATAACGCTGACCCTCTAAATGTCTTAACTCTGCATCACTCATATTAGGCCCACTTACAACTTCGATTGTAATTGAACGTAAATATTTTAATACTTCTTTACCACTAGGAGTATTAAATGTTGCTAAACATAGTTTTGAAATTTTGTCGTCATCTGCCTTACTGCGTGGAAAGTTATCCAGACTCAAGTGTTTCGGCACTAGACATTCCTCCTTGTTGCGCTTGCATTTGCTGTTGGACTGCTTGAACGATTGCTTTTCGTTCCATTTCATCTCTTACAAGATTATCTGGCACTCCAAACTTCTTAGCAAGATAGACTGCAACTTGTTCGCTGTCAATAAGTATGTTTAATATCTCAGGCCCAAAAGAACCAGCTACCAACTGTAGGAATCTTGATACTGTGCCTATATCTTGATTTGATTGTGCTTGTGCTAGAGGAGATACACTTCGCACTTTTATTTCTCTACCATTGATAACTGGTATTTCTATTCTGCCTTGTTTCTTTAAAAGATATACAACTCTTTGTAAAATAGGTGTAACCATTTCTGCTTGTAATCTTCCAAAGGCAGAACCAATACGTCTTGATAAATCTGCCATACGTTCTGCAACTTCTGTTGCTGATGCAGGTGTTTTATTAGGGTCGCCTAACATATCATTGTAGAGCGCGCGCTTTATATTTAATCGCATATCATTTAATACAAGATTTGCTACATCAAAACTTCCTGCATTCGGTACTGGTGTTAACCCTTGACTACCTACTGCTTTTGGTATGATAGTGCCCGGCACTAAATTAATTGTATCTGGGTTTACTACTCCATCATCATCTAACTGATAGACACCAGATATTGCCATTTGCGCATTTTCTAATACCAATTCTATTGTTAGGTTTGTAGTTTTAATTGCTGATAAAGCGTTGACTAATGGGCCTCTACCATAGATTTCTCCACTTGCTTTACTCCATCTATAACAGATATATGGACTTGAACCTGTACCTGTAAATAATTCATGTAATATTACAGTACGTTCATTAACATCTATAACAAAATAATCATGTTGTTCTTCATTTATTTTATCATAGTTTCTACAAACGACTTCAAGTATTTTTACTTCTTTGTTTGGGTCATTCGCCATAGCCGTAACTTGGCTTGGGCTATATTCACCATTCGGATATGCGATACGAAGCTGTGAATACTTAAGAGTGCGCTCTCTATAAACATGGTCAATCTTATCATCATGTCCAGTAGTAAGATACACAGATGGTAAAGGGATTGCATTAAAACGAATTGGATTGATTGCATCGCCTTCTTCAACGAGCATAACACCTGTACCAACTGCCAAGTCCATAAAACTTTCATGTACTTCTTGACCAAAATTAGAGTTTTGTATGACTTCAAAAACATAATCAGTTACTTCATCTAGCTCATTGTTTACTCTATCTTGTTCTTCTTTTGGTACTTCTGAACCTGCTATAAAGTCAGCCCATCTTGCAAAGTTAGGAACTAAACCAGACTGTAATCTTGATGCAAACTCTTGAACTCCAACAACTGCTGTTTCATCAAATATCTTGTCATCACGCCTTTGCCCTGCTGTTTCATAATAGAAACTTTGCCTTGCTGGTAACGCATACTCATAACAATCATCAAATAAAGGTTCAAACAAAACACGCTGTTGTTTTGCTTTCTCAAACATTTCAAGCATCATTTGCGCTGTTTTATGCATTAGCTTAATGTCTGGTCATAATATCCTAGACCACCTTTACTTCCTGTAAATAGCGACCTTTGCCCTGCGCCACCTCGTCTACGTTTTGCTATTTCTGCTTGTACACGCTTTTGCATATTTTCTTCACGCTTTTCAAACTCTGTTTGTTTTACATTTTCTCTTTCTATTTCAGCTTCTTTTTCAACAGGTGCTGGTGCTGGCATTTTAGGTTTTGATACAATAGGAGGTACACACATATCTTAATCCTTTCTTTTTTTTTGCATTACATATTTTAAACTATATAACAACGCACAATTTATAATCTTGACCATAAACCCTCACGTCTACGTTTAGGTTTTCTAGTAAATACATCAAACTCTTTCTTTGCTTGAAACGCTGAACTTGGCATATTTACATTACGCATAATTGCTCTACCCTCACCTGCACCTAACATTAAATACTGTAATGCATCGTGAATATGAGAGTATTGATTTTTTTCTGGTCGTTCATCATAGCGTTCTCCACTTACTTGTAATCTTCTATATTGATAACCACCATCAAAACCTTTGATTAATGTTGCACATCTTGGGTCTATTATAAATCCTGCAACACCATCTATCATGCGAGATAGTGGTGCATTTACAGATTCTAAACGTAATGATACATCATTACTATGCGTTGGCCTTGCATTTAATCCTGCACTACGCATAATTTGAAATGGTGTTGTTTCATCTGTTTGCGCTCTAAAATCTCCTGCAGGGTCGCCAAAAATTATGATTTCATTTGTATTATATCGTAACGCTATTTCATGTCTTAGTATTTCTGTAAACTTAACAATACCCATATCAAACGCTACTATCTCTTGTGTTATATACCACTTGCCACGTAAACGCTGACCAAATACACAAGCAGGAGTAAGACCAAAATCAACTCCAATATATATAGGTATAGATTCTGCAACAGGGATTTCTTCCTTTGAAACATGAACTTCCCTATTAAACGTGCTATATACAGGTTTCCCATCTTTAATACTTCCTAATCTATTCATTACATAAACATCAATCCAACTTTTACTTTTACCTTGAACAATGTTTGAATAATAATCTTTGCGTAAATGTTTACTATTTTCTGCACTTTTATTTAAACTATATGATGCTACATTACCATCTTCATCTTTATTTTCTAACATACCACTTGGTTGTGTATAGAATTTCCAGTTATCTGGTTTAACTAACATCTTGGAATCTTGAATAGATATATGGTCTGGTATTGGTGCATCACCACTCATAATAGACCACCAATGGTCCTCTTCTGGTGCATTTGTATCTGCAATAACTCCATTCCAAGTTGAACCTCCATCTTTCATAGAGGGGAATCTTCCTACACGCATAGTACACGCATCAATAATACTCTTTGGTATCTCGCGCGCTTCATTAATCCATATGCCTGTAAGTTCAAGAGATAATAGTTTCTTTACATCTTCTGGCCTATCAAGTGCTAAAAAGATGACCTCTAAATTTAAGTCTGCCTTTTTAATATGATGTGTATAAGGTACTGACCATGAGAATCTTCCCCAGTCATTTTCTGGAAACCAGTCTAACCAAGTTTTAATTGTTGTTGTTTTTAATTGTGGGTTTGTATTTCTTATAACAGCCCATCTTGAATAACGTATACCATCAGGTGCTTTTTGTTGTTCGATTGCTCTACGAAATACCTCTACACTACAACAAACAGATTTGCCACTACCTACTGGGCCTCTTATTGCTCTAAAGAATGTATTATCTTTCATAAAATTTTTTAATACATTACCATCTGGTTTGTAGTTAAAGTTCGTCAACTTTAAATTTCTTTCCTACTTCTTTTAACTTTTCTAATGTTAATGGCGCTATTGCAGCTATCATTTTATCTGCTTCCCAATTAGTGCAAAACTCTTTAGGGTGATATTTTAAATGCACGTTCTTAACAACTATGCGTAAGATTCTTCTATCTTCATCAGATAAATTATGTGAATAACTACTCATCTGTACGCTTTTGTTTTTCTTGCAATAGACTTTGGTTGTTTGGAGAACTGTTTGCCTTTGCGTAATGCTTTGCGTTTTGCTCTTGTTGTTCTTGCGTATTCACTTGCTGATAATGACTTAATCGCCTTTTCTGGTAAATATCGTTCACCAGTCGCTTTTGAACCCTGCGTTGATGGCTTACCACTTTTTGTTCTCCACTTCTGTCTTGTCCAAGATTTTAATGATTGTTGTGATTTAGCTAGTGCCATTTAACTTTCCATGCTTTCTTCGTAAACTATTCTTACCTTTTTTTAAAATATTTACAACAGCAGTTTTACGCATAACCTTTGCACGTTGTTCTGCTACAGTTAATATTTGCATCTTGCGTGCAAAAGACTTGCGAATATTAGAAACTTTTTTAACAGTAGCGCGCGCATCAGATGGTGTTGCAAACTTTATAGATACAGTATCTTTAGGGTTTTCGTCTGTATATAATCTACGACCACTACCCTTTGGCTTTTTTCCTGTACCTACCTTTGGGTCTGACATTATCTATACCCACCACCTTTTGCTTTACACTTAATATCGGCCTGCATACTCATCTGCTTCATTTTGTGCCATCTCTTTCAACAATTTTATCATAGCACGTTGCGCTACTCTTGGTGGCAAACCTTTTTTTATATACCTAAGAAATAAATCTTTAGCAAATTGTTTATCATAATAAGGGCCAATGTCACCCCCTTTTTCTATTGCAACTTTTATATCTTTAATTTCTTTTTCTTTTTTTTCTTTAAATAAACTTTTCTTTTTTCCGTTTTTAGGTATAGCCATTATCTGTACCCCCCTCCTTTTGCTTTATATTGTTTAGCTAACATTTGTGCCTTACGAGCTGACCATTGACCTGCCTTGCCACCTTTAGTTCCTGCCTTTATCCTTTGAAAGAGCGCTTTCCTCATAGATGGTTTGGTATAGTTACCTGCTTCGTTAACTCTACTCTTAGCCATTACTTTTTCTTTTTAGACTTCAT